ATGCCGAAAAGACGAGCAAACGGCGAGGGGAACATCCGCAAACGAAAGGACGGTCGATGGGAGGGCCGGTACACTGTCGGTCACGATCCAGAAACCGGCAAGGCCATCATCAAGAACGTTCTTGGCAAGACGCAGACAGAAGTCAAAGAAAAGCTGAAGAAAGCCATCGAAAAAAACGTGGGAATCGACTACGGACGTGCCAAGACCTACACCGTGGGTAACTGGTTAGAAGTGTGGTACGAGAACTATGCCAAAATCAAGATGCGCCCATCCACCTACCTGACCTATCATGGCTACATCGAAAACCACATCAAGCCGCAGCTCGGCAAGATCCCGTTGAATGATCTGACGACGCTGCATCTGCAACAGTTCTACAAGAAATTGTTGGCGGAAGGGCGGGTAGAGCGAATCGAATCACAGAAACAGCCCAAGGGACTGAGCGCCAAAACAGTGCGCAACATCCACCAAATCATTTCCTCTGCCCTGAAGCTGGCAAACGAGCAGCGGCTGATCGCCCACAATCCGGCAGACGGCTGCGCGCTGCCGAAAGCGGAGCGCAAGGAGATGCAGACACTTCCCATTGAGCAGCTGACATCCTTCCTCCGCGAGGCAAAAGACAGCGGCGTGTTCGCCCTGTACTACATCGACCTGACCACCGGCCTGCGGCGGGGCGAGTTGCTCGGATTAAAATGGTCGGACATTGATTTGGAAAAAGGAGACCTCCGGGTTCAACGGCAGATCGGGCGCATCGACGGCAAGATCATTGAGATGCCGTTGAAAACAAAAAATGCCTACCGCACCCTGCCGCTGTCGGCAGATGCGATAGACGTTCTGATGCAGCAAAGAAGAAAAACGGGTAACAGCGAATGGGTGTTTCCCTCGCCCACCGGAGGCCCCATGTCGCCGGACAGCGTGTTGCACATGCTGCACCGAGTCCTAAAGCGGGCAGGGTTGCCGAAGGTGCGTTTTCATGACCTGCGTCACACCTTCGCAACACTGGCCCTCCAAAACGGTGTGGACATCAAAACCGTATCTGGTATGCTGGGGCATTTTTCGGCAGGCTTCACGCTGGACACCTACGCCCATGTAACGACCGCAGCCAAGCGGGAAGCGGCCAGAACAATGGGCAGCATTCTCTCCGATGCGGTATAGTGCTTTCCGCTCCCCACCCCGTTGGGGTCAGCGTTCGGGTCAAGAAAAACCAGCAAGCAAGTTATTGGGCAAAAAAGTGCGGAAAAAGTCCTGCTTTCGTAAGAAATCAGGACTTTCTGGCTGCGGAGAGAGGACTTGAACCTCCGACCTCCGGGTTATGAGTTCAAATTTGAACGTTTTGCATCGTTTTGTTATGTGCCGCAAAGTGTTGGTATTGCTTGATTTTTTGAGATTGCTGTTTATTATCGTTTAGTAAAATAGTTGAACTTTTGGTAATGGAGTTGAATTTTTGTTGAACTCAAAAACTGCTGTTTGACGTGATAACCAGTTTCTGTTTTACTTAGATAGCGGATAAAAGTATGTTACTGTTTTTGATTCAATTTTTTAAGTAAAATTCGCTCTGTCTGTAGAATGTCGACAGCGGGGCGAAGTTTCTTAGCTCTAACTAAGCTAAGATAGCGGGAGCAACGTTTCCTAATCGCTTTAATTGACATTTCGTCATGAACGATGTAGTGCTTGCTTTGGATTGTAAACTCTCCCTTAATGTATTGAGGAATTACCGGAATCATATTTCCAATCAATACAGCACGTTCTTCACTCATAAAGCGAATTATATGGCAGGTTATGCACTCTCCATATTTTGCTTCATCCGTAGCAATTTTGGCTTTGTATTTATCAACCTTGCTGCTGATTGGAATTAGCCAAATAATACCACTTGAATCGGTGACTGCCAAGTAGTAGGGGCGTTTTTCGTGCTTGTTATCCATATACCTATTATCGCGGCTGGGGAAATCTGTAAAGTATATGTCCTTAATTTTGTAAAAGCCGTATTGAACTAACTTCATACCCCGCAATCCCTCATTGTTCTTTCTCTTTTGAAAGCAAATCCCCCCGAACTCGGAGGGATTTGCTTGCTGCTTTTTGCGAGCCCACAATTTATATGTCGCCGTGGGCAGGCGGCAATTAAAAGCACGTTACGCATTTATATGCCGCAGGTAACAAGCGGCTCAAGGCGGCAGAAATGACGCAAGTCAATTTCTGTTTGTGCAATTAGAACCCTAATTGCATCCTTATTATATCGAGTTTTTTACCAAAATAACATTCGCAATTTGCACGAATTTTGTTATAAAAAACTGTTGACTTTTTGCCGCAACTTTTTGGGGGCTACAAGATGTAGTAGGTCGCGTGGTGGATAGATACAATTGTATCATTGGCTGCCGTTTCAGTTTAGGTAATCTCTAAGCATCTCCGATAAAGTAGACAAGCTATTCGATCTCACGCAGAGTGGTTATAATGAATCCAGTGGGAAGTTCTTTTTGCGTGACGCAGAAATTTCGTGGAGATGTATGTGTTCTCGCTGTGATGAAAAGGAATCGGCGCCACCGATTAAAGCGCCGATTCTCTATTTTGCAATAGCATAGCTTTCAGTATTCTTCTGCGGTGAAAATCAGAACGCAACACCGCGCTCGGCACAAAGTCCTTTCAAAAGCAGTGCCGCTTCATCAAAACCCATAGCATGATCGTGAATGTCATTGTATGAAGGATGAACCAAGAGATTGGTACGATAGTCTAAAATTTGGTATCCAACAATACGTTCACCGTCACATGCGCGGACATATCCCCAGCCATCATGATTGTATCGTTGATAGCCTTTCTGAAACGAATAACCGGCTTCATGAGCCTTTCTCCTCAACGTGGAAAGCGAATACTGCATAAGCAAACCTCCTGTAAGTTAATGGTTGATCGGTGTGCTTATGTTTTGTTGTTTTATAGTGTTATTTGCTATGCTACTTTGCAAACACCTTATAGATGCTCCTCAGAGGCCGCAGAAACTCTGTTGTCCCGATCCATTGTTTCTGTGATTGCCCGATTAATAAAACCATTCATGCTCTCGCTGTGAGCTTCTGCGTGGGCTTTGATTATATCTTTTTTCCCTTTTGGCATAGCGATAGACACACGATCGAGGTTTGCTACATCCCATTTCCTGTTACCTGCTCTGCGGGCATCTGTATATTTCTGCGAAGATATACATATCACTCCTTTGCGCTTTATCTTATTGTACCTTTTAAAACAGCACTTAACAAGTGAACATTTTGCACATATTTTTACATGATTGTTTGTCTATATTGCGAATTGAATTCACTTATTAAGTGCACTAAAATGAATGACACGCAGTGAGGAAAAGAGAATATAGTGCCTGTGCAATTAAGAGTAGTCAACACAAGAAAGCAAGGAGGAAAACATGAGTTATTTAGCCAACATGACGAGGGCAGAACGTATTGCAGCTGAGGAAATTGCGGGTGTTAGTATTTCGGATGTCGAAGTTGCAAGTAAGATTTTAGGCAGTACATGGGAGGAATACTTTGTAAAGCAAAAACAGGAGATGATTAGCCCGGATGAAGCCGAGGAGCTTGGGCGCAAAATCTATATTTCCTTGCGATTGATCAATGCAGCAATCAAGGAGTACCATCTTGCTGTGGGGCATTATCTCGAACAAAGTACAGAACTATTCGTTGAATATGCCGCGCATGTTACAAAAGTTATCGAAGCTGAAAAAGCATTTGAAGCTGCAAGGGTAGCAGGGTGCTTCGATTCGATTAAGAAGGCTCAGAATTTGGACAATGATAGTGCAATTGGCCTTTTGACTGCGGCGGTCATGAGCCAGCAGGCAGTAGTGAAGTAACTAAAAGGATCTCCAATTCACAGCGATGACTGATGGATATTTGAAAAATGACAAATTACAAGGAAAAGTGGGCCTGCACAATCCCGTGCAGGCCCACTTTTGCTACTCAAATTTCGGCCAGGTTCACACCAATGCGCGTACCCTCCGCCTTGTTCAGACGGTACACGACCTTCCCCAGCACTTCCTTGTCCAGCACAAGCACGGCTTGATTGCCGCCGCTGTATCCGCCTTCCGCAAGTGCCTGTTTGAACGCCTGCACCATTGTATCCAGAGGTGCCTCGATGTTTGTTCCGGACTTCTGATCGCCCAGCACCGCTAAGAACTCCCGGTTCGAGGGTATGACTGCGCCTGTGGCAAGCCGGGGGATATTCACCGGCGGTATTTGCGGTATGCCGTGGAACTCAACGCCGATAAGGTCAAGGCCCTTTGCAAGCAAGCTGTTCTCCAGCAGGGAGTTGAGCTTGCCAATAAGCCAGTTAACACCCTTGATAATGAGATTTACAGCGCTTTCCAGTATCATCACAATGCCATTCCAAATGCCCTTGAATACCTTTTTGATGCCTTCCCACGCCTTTGTCCAGTCACCGGTAAACACGCCGGTAATAAAGTCGATCAGCCCGCCGAGGATGTTCTCTTTGAAGTTTTGACAGAATTCCTCCAGATTGCCTGTAAGACCGAGGACAGCTACTACAACAGCGGCAATACCAGCGATGACGAGGGGAATCACACTCCCGGTCAGGAAAAAGAACCCAAGTCCGGTAGCTACAATTCCGGCAATCAAAAGCAGAGTGTTTTTGAGGTTTGCACCGTTGCTGATAATGTCTTTAAATGCAGTCACTATCATAGCTGCGCCAGAAATGACCAATGCGATACCTGCACCGACTTTTCCGACAGGCCAAAGGCAGCGGCAGCGGCACCAGCAAGAATTTCTGTAAGGTTTCCCCAGTCGACACCGTTTTCCCACGCATCTTTTAGCCCGTCAAACAATAGAAGCAGACCGCCGATTGCTATGGCAATGCCGGCAACCTTTGTTCCAATGTCTCCAAGCATGCCCGGCAATTTCTCAGAGATTTTCCAAAGAGCGAACCCGGCACCGATAAGTGCCACGTCCTTTGCAATATTCTTCAGCCTGTCAGAAATAGAATCCATAAAGCTGAAATCAGGTGCGATGTCCGCAGAGCTGCTGCCGCCGCTTTCACCACTCAGCTTGTTTATTTCGTCAAACGAGGCAAGCTGCTTACCGGCGGATTTTGCTGCGCTACCAACGCCCTGCAGCGCGTTCTTCTGCTCATTCAGAGATTTTGCGGCTCCGGCGGATTCTTTAGCGGTGGAACCAAACAGGCTTGACACGACGTTTGCAATGACAGAGACTACCGCTGTAAGCACCTTTACCAGTGCGGTGAAAGCCGGAATGATGATCTGTACCAACGGTTGAACCATCGTCAGCAACGCGCCTTTTAGTTTGGCGATGGAAGCGCTTGCCGCAGAATTGGCGGATACCACATTGGACAGCCAGTCACGCAGTTTGGAAAGTCCTTGTGTAATGACGGTGAATACCAACGCTCCCTGTACAACGGACTTGATGCGTTTACCGAATGCCTCTGCACTTTTGGCAGCCTTCTTGACTGCGGCGTTCATTTTTTCGGCGTTGCGCGATGCTTCCCCTGTTTCTTCCGCTGCCTTTAAAACAGCCTGTGCGAGGTTGCCTGCAGTCTCTTTTTCGACATCAAGGCGTACTTGGGCTTCGTTGATCTGCTCGGCATACCTCTTCGCTTTTGCATCCAGCCTGTCCCATTCTTTTGCCATCTTTTGTGCGGTGGCAGCATCGCCGGAATCGATCGCCATCTTGCTTCTTACCCTTGCCATAGCCTTAGCGTTTTGTGTCTCAAGCGCAAGTCGCTCTTTTACGCGAATATCCTCCTCCAGTTTACCGATGCTTGTCCGCAAACGGTCAATTTCTCTTTCAGCCTGCGAAACATCCGTATTGATCAGGATGCTTTTACCGTCCAAGCCCTTTCGGACGTCGTTCGCCTTCTTCGCGACATCGTCAAGTTTCTTTATTGCTTTTTTGTCGTCGGCATCCACCCGGATAACGACGGAGCCGTCAGCGTTTGCCATAGAAACACCTCACTTTCAGCGGCGTTTGGCCGCATATCTCTTCATGATCCGCCTGCACTCAGTAGTAGGTGGAACAGACAGTGTGTGGATAATACCCTCCAGAAGATTAAACCACAGCGGGCAGCCGCCGGACAACGCAAAAATGGGATCAGCCCCGAACACCGCTTCACACACAGGGGCATTAAAGAGTGTGTCAATTTGCTGCCGCATAGATCTTTCTGTGCTTTTAGATAGGTCATAGTAATCCGCAGAAGCGATGCCCTTAGCACGGATCAGGTGGCGCTGCTTCTTGTCCACCGCGGACAGGGTATCAAAAACCCTGTCCGCAAACTCTACGCTATCCGGCTCAATGGAGACAACGATTTTCCCGTTGATGTCAAATGTCCTCATAGCTGTGCCCTCTCAATAGTCGATGAACACGCTCTCCGATGTGCCGTTGCCGGAGAGCCACAGTGCAGCGTGCAGGCTGTTCGGATCACGGGCGGCGCTGCTTGCATCCCTACAGAAACGATCAAATGCCTCCTTGCGAGCCTGTGCGCCGATGGGACGATCTGCCGTCAAGTTCCAGTCGCGGTGCTTCTCGCTGTACTCCGCAAGGAGCTGCAGCATAGTCGCATTGTCGCGGTGCTTGTCACAAAGCGCTTGGAACTGCGCCGGATCAAAGTGAAAATCGGCTTGCAGCAGCTTCAAATCGCCCGTGTCAATCTTAGAGCCGTCGGCGGTGTTCCATTCGTCAACGGCGGCGTGGTGCGCGAGGCGGTCGCGCTCGATCCGGGTATTGACCGTACCCAGGGCATCGGCACGGGCGCGGGCGAGTTCAGCAGACTTCGCCTCGGCATCCGCCGGAGCGATCTTACCGGCCTTCCTCGCTGCGGCCAGCTCCTTTTCTGCTGCCGTGATTTCTTCAAGTGTCGTCACGCACAGTTCGACGCTTTCACGTACAGATTTACCAAAATTCATAGTTTCTCCTTTCAAACATCAATGATGATTGTTGTTTCGCAGGCGGCGCAGAATTGCTGCGCCTCGCCCAGCGTGCTACAGAGCCGTGCTGGTTTGCCATCGCCGCGAGATGCAATAAAGCCATCCTCTGTCGGTAGAATAACGGCCACACCAGGGCGCTGCAAGGTCAACTCCTCCAACTTTTCCAGCCTCCCGCGAATAGTTCTGATGCTCATTTAATATTCACCTCTGGCACGTTCAAGATTTTCGATGCGCGTTAAAATGTCATTGACCTCTGTCAGTTTGATGGTGCTATCAATGACGATCCGCGCAGCGTTTGTCTTTGCCGCCGGAGGCGCATCCGCGTCCTGCATGACCTCCTCCAGTGTTTCAAGTGCCGGACACAAGAGCTGTTGTGCCTTGCGCGTTGCATTTTCTGTCAATTCTTGGAAAGCGGCGCGGTACGCGTCACAAAATTCATCGTTTTGGAAGTAGACGCGCAGCGTCCGCGATGTGAGGCCGCATTTCCGGGCAGCATCTTCACGGGATGGACTGGACAACAGCGCCGCTATTGCCTTCTGTTGGTTTTGTGTCAATGCCAATGGCTGAAACCTCCTTTCTCGGAAAATTATGGATTTTTGCGGAATAAAGCGTCATAAAGTCCGAAAGGCGCATTGTCACGCACCACGGTTCACGGCTCCGGCGGTGGAATACGGCGGGCATACCATCACGGAAGCGCTTACTGTCCTGCGATGCCTGCGCCATCCATTCTGAAAGCCTGACTTGCTCGGTTCTTTTGACCTCAATATGTATTCCCGGCAGCCCCACAAGATCGGGAACATCACCGAAGGACATAGAGCCGCCGCGCTCTATGGGATACCCATATTCGCGGAGAATAGCGGCAAGTTCCCTTTCACCGTCCGCGCCTTTACGCTGTGACCTCTTCCCGCCTTTTGCGCGGCTTGCAAGCCCTGCCTGTGAATTTTTAACTTTCTGTGGCGTTGCTTACCACCTACCTTCCTTCAACGTGTCCTGCGGCTTCCTAGCGGCTGTAAAGGGCTACCCTCTTTGCACGTCAATAAAGCTCCTCGTAGAATTTTAACTCGCGTATCCTGCCGCTGAAAAAGTGGTTGACGTTGCGGTCACAGTTTCGGTACTTGGTGGCAAAGTATTTGTCGATCAAAACCGGGTAATCTTCCGGCTCTATGTCCGCGTACCGGCCTCCGTTGCACTCCCGGTTGATATATGGCATATCCTGGCAGATACGCACGATTTGGCTTGCTCTGATCGGCGGGTGTGGTCTGCCGGTATGTTCTTCGTATCGCTCGAAGTAGTACCGAAATACGCTTAGAGCCTCCTCCAGGCTGTACGCCCCACCAGGGTACACACTGGCGGTGATATCGGCAAACCGATTAAAATCAAAAATCATGACAACTCCTTTAGCAAGGGTGGGGCGTGGCGCGCGAAGCGCGACACCCTTATACCCTTTTACAACTCTGTATCTGCTTCTGTGTCTGTATCTCTTTCTATTTCTCCTTCTGTGTCGGTCGTTATCGGTCGATGTCGACCGATTTGTTTCTCTTGGCGTTTACGCGCTGTTCATATCGCTGCCATGCCTCCTCCATATCGGGGAAGAAAGCTGAAAAGGCAATTTTCTCCATCGGCTGCAGTGTATCGGGAATTTCGCAGGTTTCCAGATACTCCCAGCAAGCAAGAAGGACATTGACAGCAGTTTCCGGCGGGAGCTGCTTTATAAGCTGCCGCCGTTCGATTTTCAATTTGAACCACGATGGGTGTTTTTCTCTAATCTCTGCCATCTGCTCACCACCCCTTTAGAACCTCTTGCCCGGTCATCTGCCGCAGCGTGTCCCCGCAGGCATCGCGGGTGCGGCGTATCTCGCAGAGGCGGCGATCCAGCGCCCTAATGTACCGTTGCAGTTCATCGGGATTGCTGGCCAAATAGTAGCCCCGGTTGTTTCCAGCAACCGCTGCGCAAATCGGCTGACCGCTGCGGCGTTCTCTCTCAATCTGCTTTGACAACGCCCGCCGATCCTTGAAGCCCAGCGTCATCGCCAGTGCTGTGCCCTCTATGGCGTTTTCTGCGCCAGCCAAAAGTGCAGCAGCCACCACTTGACGCGGACTTTCCAGCGTGATAAGATGTGGACAGGAAATAGCTGCCCCGCTACAAGCCGCCGTTTCCACTGCCCCTGTCGGTGTTCCAGCACCGGCAAGGGCTTTTTTGTTGTTACTCATGCTTTTGCTCCTTTCAGCGGTTCACTGGTGTACTCGCCTCATTGAGGTATGCTTGCAGTCGCTCAACGTGAACAAGAAAGCGGTTGCCGGAGCGAACGCCGGGGCATACACCTTGTGCCACAAGACCTCTGATAAAATATTCGGGAATTCTAAGCTCTTGCGCTGTTTGCCTAATTGTCTTGAACATTCACTGCAACTTCCTTTCTTCGCTCCGCTGCACGTTTTTCCCAATACCGCTGGTTGTTTGCGCGCACACGGTCTTTGTTCTTTGCCCGCCATACTCGCATATACTCGCGTTGCTCTTTGCGGGCTGCGTCTGTCATATTTGTCACGATCCAAGCTCCTTTCCTTAGCCTATCTCTATCTTAATCTTGACACACCGATTTGTACATGCTATTATAGCAATAAACAAATATTTTTAACGAAAGGAATATCAATATGATTGATTATTTTGCGGGCAAAAGGCGGATAGAAATCGGGAAGCGCATTGCAGCAGAACGGAGAAAAGCGAGAATGACACAAAGCGAACTCGCGGACAGGCTTGAAAAGGAAAATGGGGGAAGACCAAAGCAAAGCACGATTTCCATGTGGGAACACGGAAACTCGTTTCCAGATAGCATCGAGACTGTTTTCTCACTGTCCCGGATTTTTGGTTGTGATTGTGGTTATTTGCTCTGTGACTATGACGAGCGCACACATGATGCGTCCGGTATTTGCGATGCGACCGGATTGTCAGAAGAAACGGTAAACACACTTTGCAATGCAAAGACATGGGGAGTAGGGCAGGAGTTGACAACCGTAGTAGATGCATTGATTTACGACTTAAACCACGCAACAAAAGGCGAAGATATTTCTCCACTTATCTACTTGATTAGCTGGTTTCTGCAATATAACGGAGGCGGCAGTAGCGCGATGAGAGTTTCTCTCAACGGAAGTTTTAGAGACTGTGGCGATGTTACTGGTCATACTGCGGGTACTTTAAAAATGAATAGCCGTGTTATTGAGAGTGCTGCGTTAACTGAAATCCAGCAGAGCCTTATTTCATTAAAAAAGCGTATCTTACGAAAGGAGCGCAGAAACAATGGCTAACCTTCAAGAACGCCGGGACAAGTCCGGTAAGCTGGTTTCATACTCCATCCGTGTCCACCGTGGCCGTGGTGTTAACGGCAGGCAGCTCAAGCCGTGGACGGCGACTTTTGAAGTCTCGCCCACATGGACGGAAAAGGGCGCAAGAAAAAAGGCCGAGGCTTTCGCCGCGACCTTTGAAAAAGAGTGCCGAGAGGGAGTGACCTCCGACAGCCGTCTGAGATTTGAAGAATACTGCAACTATGTGATTGGCCTAAAGGAACAGCGAGGCATAAAGCACTCGACCGTTTTCCGCTATAAAGAATTGACGGAGCGTCTATATCCTGCTATCGGGCATATCAAGCTAAAAGACCTCCGTGCGGACCATCTGAACACGCTGTACAGCGACCTTGCGAAACCCGGTCAGAACAAGCGCACAGGCAGAGGACTATCCGCAAAGACCATACTTGAACATCACCGTTTGATCTCTACGGTTTTAGATCAAGCGGAAAAGGAGGGGCTTGTGCCGTTCAACGTGGCGGCGAAAGCCACCTTGCCGAAAGTGACCAGGAAAGAGGTAAACTACTTCCAACCTGAACAGGTGGCGGCGATCCGTGACGCACTGGATACTGAGCCGCCGAAGTGGAAAATGCTCACACACTTACTCCTTATTACAGGCGCACGGCGCGGCGAAGTGTTGGGGCTGAAATGGAGCGCCGTGGACTTTGCTGGAAACCGTGTCCATGTCTGCAACAACATTCTTTACTCGCCGGATATAGGTGTGTATGTGCCCTATAAAATAGGAAAACTACAAATACAAGGCTTTTCGGAGCCTACAACACCCAACAAAATAAAACAGAGCTATCACATTACGCAAAAGGCCGCCCGGTCAAGACCAAGGGCGGCTTTTTTGCGTGGAAAGCTCGGAAGGAGGCAGGATTTTTCAAAAAAATAAGTGCAAAATTTTCAAGTGAAATTTTGTGCAACATTACAAAAAGATAGGAGGTTAGCAAATGGAAGAAAAGAAACAGCCCACGGGCGCGGAGGAGCATAACACCCCCGAGGCTCCCGTAGCTGATGGGCCCGGTACTACCCCGGCCCAGCCCGCTCCCGGCGATGTGGTTGTACCCTTTGAGAAAATCGAGGAGCTGATGGCAGAACAGCGGGCGGCGGCCCGCCATGCTGTGGAACAGGCCGAACCGCTTACCCCGGAGGCTCCCACTCCCAGCCAGCCCGAGAAAGCGACTGAACAGGCCCCGGAGGAAAAGCCGCAGGAGGAGGTTGCGGCTGAACAGAAAAAGCCCCGCCGTGGCCGTCCCCCGAAGGCTGAAAAAACGGAGCAGGCCGCACCCAAGGCAGACAAAGAGCAGACGGCGGCAAAGCCTCGCAGGGACCGCCCACCCAAGGCTGACAAGGCGGCCCCCGACGAGGCCCAGCCGCCCAAACCTCGAGACAAAGTGTCCCAAGGTAAAAAGGCCGCAACGGTCAAGGAGGCTCCCGCCCCGGAACAGGCCGCCGCTGGCGGTGGTGCTGGCCCCGGTGCCGGGATCGCGGCGGAGCCCCAGACACCTACGCCCCCGCCCCGTCCTGTGGAGGAGGGCAAGCTGGTCTATCTGAAACTCTCCGAACTCCACCCGTTCCACACATTCCGTCCCCATCCGTTCAAGGTCACGGACGACGCCAAGATGCAGGAAACCGTCGCATCCATTAAAGCAAACGGCGTTATGGTTCCCGGCCTTGCCCGCCCGGAGAAAGACGGCAACGGTTTTGAGATTATCGCGGGCCACCGCCGTACTCGCGGCAGTGAACTGGCAGGGCTGGAGGAAATGCCCTTTATTGTCCGGGATATGACCGACCAAGAAGCTGTGCAGGCCATGCGGGACAGTAACAAGCAGCGAGATCAGACACTTCCCAGCGAATTGGCCTCCCTGCTGGATTTGGAAGTGGAGGCCATCAAGCACCAGGGCGGGCGGCTGGACGGCGTTGCTCCCGGTGATGTGGGAAAACGCTCTGTTGAGATCGTTGGCGAAGCGCACGATATGAACTACAAAAAGGTCATGCGGTATCTTCGCCTTAATTCCCTTGTCCCGGAGCTGCTGAGTAAGGTGGACGAGAAGGGGCTGGGTTTCATGCCCGCCGTGGAGCTCTCGTACATCAAACCGAAAAACCAGAGGTTGATTGCCGTGTCTATCGACGGTGAGCAGTCCTCGCCCTCCCACGCCCAGGCGAAACGGCTTCGGGAGCTGGATCAGGCGGGCAAGCTCAACGGCGATGTGATTGATGGTATTCTGAGTGAAAAGAAAAAGGAGGATCGCGGCGTGATTATTTCTATGGCCGAACTGGAAAAGTATTTTGGCAAGGAGGTCACTCCTGTCAAAATGAAGGAGCAGATCATGTCCCTGCTGGACGAATGGAAAGAGAAACAGCCGCCCGAGCTGAAAAAGCCCGAGAAAAAGGCGGATTTGGAGAAGTAACCTCGAGACACTTTGTCCCGAGGTTTTTTCATGCCCTTTCGCAGAGGGCTCTTTGGATTTATCCCCCGTCGCCGCTCAAACCAAAGCGCAGTCGGGAGCTGCCTGTCAAGGGGGCATGGCCCCGCCGCTTGCGGCGGCTTGCCCTTGACGGGCGGCCCCGGCTGTGCTACTCCCAGCGGCGCGACGGGGGTATATCCTCCAGAGCCGCCCCCTTTCCCATGATTGGGAAAGGGCGGGGGGATTGGGCTGAACCTACATTATAAAATATCGGAGGTATTCAATATGAAACGACCCCTTGCGTATGTTACCGCCGCATGGTACGGCGGCGACAGCGAAAATGCGGAACGGGCGGCGCAGTATTGCCGCGCTGTGTATGAGGCGGGCTTTTCGCCCATCTGTCCCACCCTGTATCTGCCCCTGTTCCTCAACGACGCTGTTCCTGAGGAGCATAAAAGCGGCATTGATATGAGCCGTGACCTGCTCCGACGCTCTCATGTGCTGGTGGTGTGCGGCCATACCGTCACCGAGGCCATGAAAAACGACATCGCCGTTGCCCAGCGGCTGGGGATCACAGCGACCACCCTTGAGGGCATTTTGACCGTCAAGGGACAGGGCCGCAGACGAAATGACGATTAAGCTGGGGAGCCTGTTTGATGGGATCGGGGTGTTCCCGCTGGCGGCAGCCCGCTGCGGGATCACCCCGGTATGGGCCAGCGAGATCGAAAAGGCCCCTATCTCCATCACAAAACGGCACTTCCCGGATATGGCCCACTTGGGCGACATCACCCGCATGGACGGCGGGGCCATCCCGCCCGTCCATGTGCTGACCTTTGGATCGCCGTGTCAAAACCTGTCCCAAATCGGCAACCGGGACGGCTTGGCTGGCGCAAAGTCCAGCCTGTTTTTTCAAGCGATCCGCATTATCAAAGAAATGAGGGATGCAACTGACAATCTATTTCCAGTTATCGCTGTTTGGGAAAACGTCATGGGAGCGTTTTCTTCAAATGACCGGATGGACTTTAGAGCCGTGCTATCCGCGTTCAACGCCGCTGATGTTCCAATGCCTGCTTCTGGAAGATGGGCAGGAGCCGGAATGGTGCGAGGGGGAACGCCTGACCTCTCATGGCGGCTCATGGACGCCCAATATTGGGCAAGCCCCCGACTGGCACGACGGCAGCGTATCTTCCTCGTGGCAGATTTTGGAGGCCGACGCTCCCACGAAATACTATTTAAGCCCCGCCCAATGCACCCACTTTCTGAAGCTGGCGGAGATCGCGGGCTGTCCTCCCCCGAAGGAGATCGAGGCACTTTTCTTGAAGCAGGGGGGCGCGTACCCGTCACAAGACCCTTTCAATGCTTCCGTATGCGGGCGTCGGCCAAAGACAGGACGCCAGAAGCGTTCCGAAACAGCTTCGGATTACCAACTGACCCTTTTCCCACTCTTTTAGCGGGCGGCGTGGCTCCCTTTGCCTTTTGGTATGAGGACGATCCCGCCGGGGGCTTTGTTCGATTTCCCACGGAGCTGGAGTGCGAGCGTCTGATGGGCTTGCCCGAGGGCTGGACAAAATACGGTGCGGACGGCGAGGAAATACGGGCGGCCAGCCGCTACAAGGCATTGGGGAACGCCATCGCCCTGCCCTGTGCCGAGTACATTATGGCGGGGATCAAGGAGGTGCTGCATGACCCTGTTTGAAGCCTATGTTACTAATGCCGGGAAATACGCCGACTATGGCGTAGAGGTTGGAGAACCCTTGAAGTTTCCCACTACCACCGAAGAAGTACAGGCGCTCCTAAAGCGGATCGGCGTGGACGGTGTTCGGTATCAAGAGATTTTCATTGTTTCTTTTGACGGTGATGTGCTGGGCCTGTATGACTATCTGAACGAATATGAAAATCTGGACGAGCTCAACCATCTGGCCCATCTGCTCTCCGATCTGGATCAAGGTAAGCTGGAAACGCTGGAGGCCGTTCTCAACAAGGGCGACCACACTTCCAGCGTGGCCGACATCATCAACCTCGTTCACAATCTGGACTGCTACGATCTGCACCCCGGCGTATCGGACGATGAAACGCTGGGGCGCATTTATGTGGAAGACATGGAGCGGCTGGAGGTGCCCGAAGATATAATCAACTATTTTGACTTCGAGGCATACGGGCGGGATATGCGGCTGAACGAGGGCGGGCACTTCGCCCCCGGCGGCTATCTGACCCGAGTAAGCAATAACTTTGTAGAGCTGTACCACGGGATCGAGGACATTCCCGCAGAGCACCGGGTATTTGCATACCCCCAGCTTTCCATCCGGGAGCAGATGGCAGCCTACAAAGAAATTATTGACGGCTCCGCCCGGGACACGGGCAGGCACCCTATCATTCCGGGACATGAAGATCGTTAGCACTTCGAGACACTTTGTCCCAAAGCAAGGAGGTGGTATAGCTGGTTGACGAAGATATTTCCCGGCGTACAATCGCAATTTCCATGAAAGCCAGTAAGCTGACGGCCCGGAGCCTTGCCTATGCGCTCCGGGCCGTTGGCCGTAAGGTTGCCAAGGCCCGCCGGGAGGCCCAAACGCCCCACGGCAAACAGAGCGTGAAAAAGCTCATGGCCCACGGCGCGGCCACCAGCAGTATCGAGGTGGACGCGCCCAAGGTATTTGACCGGGTAGCCCGGAAGTGGAATGTGGACTATGCCTTTTACAAAACCGGGCCGGACAAATATCTGCTTTTCTTCAAGACAGGACAGGCCGACGCGATGACGGCCTGTTTTTCTGAATACTCCCGAAAGGTGCTGGATAAATCCAAGTCCCGGCGCGTCCCCATCCGGGAACAGCTCAAACGGGCGGCGGATCAGCTTGCCAAGGACAAGCCCCGCCAGAAGGAGCGCGTAAAGGAGGCGACCCATGCGGACAGATAAGATCAGAAAATATGTACTCCCCAATATCCCGTATCTGTTCATCGGCTGGGCCTGCTTGAAAATGGGTACGGCCTACCGTCTGGCCGCTGGTGCGAACTTCGAGGAAAAACTGCTGGGGCTCATGCAGACCATCGGCGTGGCTTTTGCGAATTTCTCGCCGGGGCTTGATCCCTTTGACTGGCTCATTGGCTTTGTGGGTGCGGTGGCTTTTCGCCTGCTGATCTACTTCAAGAGCAAGAACGCCAAGAAATATCGCCGGGATGAGGAATACGGCAGCTCCCGTTGGAGTGCATAA